CCTAAGTATTAATACTTAGGATATATTAAAAGGGGGATATAAAAATGATTGTAGTAGCGTTTATTGTGATTGTAGTTATGGTGTATGTAACTATGATTGGTAGCAAAATTCATGAAGAGTGTGATAGATACGATTCTATTAAGACATATAACACTCTTAAAAATGATAAAGAGTTTCTTAAAAAGATTGGGGGTTAATTATGTTTTTACCAGTGTTAGGTGTTTGTGTGTTGTTGCTAATTATTTATGTAACAGTAACATTATTTAAAATTAGAAAAAATTATCACTTTAAGGATGCTAGTTATGTAGAGGTGGCAACAGTCGAGAGGGATACTAATTTAATTCCTTTCATTGTAGACTTTATTGGTAAGTTAGTACTTCCTATGGCTATTCTAACTGTAGAAAGCTATACTTGGTGTGCTATTCTATTATTTGTATTTGTTATCTTTGGTTTCTATTCTATTCGTGTGGATATGAATTTCTTATATGCATTGATTTTTAATGTGTATAAAGTTAAAACAGAAGATGGCATTGTATATACAGTTTTCTCTTTTGAAGACATTACAGCTATTACTAGTGGTAAATACTTGGAGGTTGGTAATGGTGTCCTCTTATACAGATGAAGTAAATACTGAGCATCATATCATTAATAGTGAGATAACAAGACCATATCTTGTTAAAGCATTAGATAAAGATGATGCTACAAAAGAGTATATGGGTTTTTATTATGGGTATGTTATTAAGCATAGTCATTTTACAGATGAGCGTAAGGATTATCTGTTACTCATTGACGAATCTACATTACAAAAAGATGCAAGTGTGTCTAGGGTAGAGATTGATTATAATACGATTAGGCAGTCTACTGGTGTATTAGATAGTAATGGTAGGTTACTGTTTGTAGGGGATATCATTTCTTTTGTTAATAGAAATGATACTAAGTATATTATTGTTAGGGGTTATAATGGTTTTTGCTATATGGATATAGATAATAAAGATACAACTATGTTTCCTTTAATGTTTAATAAATATAAAGATAATGTTAATACAGATATTGTATATGTGGAGGGTTAAAATATGTCAGTTGAGTTAATTACATCACAAATTTGTACTTTGGAAGAACGTATTAAGGTTTCTAAGCATTTATTGTCTAAGATTGATAATCTAAGTGATACAGATACAAATACAATGAAGAAACAAATTAATGATTGTATTGTGAGTTTTGAAGTACTGAATTTCTTGTTAATGGAACGTCAAGTGATAGAAACAAAAGAGGAAGAACTTAATTCTGTACTAAATACAGCAGATGAAGTAGAAGTTCCTACACAGACTGTTGGGTTAGATGGTGAGATAATTGAATAGTTTAGCGTTAAGTATTATAGGTGGTTTTGTTTTAATTGTACCTACAGTGTTGTTTCTATACGTTATGATTCAATTATTGTTTAGAGTATTAAGAAATGATATAATATTTTCTAGTGGATTTATACATTTATTAGTTGTATATGCTATCGTATTTAGTATTTGTTTTGTTGGTGCGTATGTTGTGTACATATGTAATTGAGAGGTGATGTAATGGCAAGTAAAGATTATATTTTTAAAATGTTAGCCGCAAGTTCTCATAGTAAGGATGCTAGGCAAGAACATGATTTCTATTCAACAGAGCCTAATGCTGTTGAGGATTTGTTACGTTATGTAGATTTACAGCATAAAGTTACTGAGCCTAGTTGTGGTAATGGTAATATTGCTAATGTATTACTTTCTCATGGTCATGAGGTAGATGCTTATGATTTAATTGATAGGGGTTTTGGTTATACAAAAGACTTCTTATCTGATAATACTCAGATTGATGGTGATATCGTAATGAACCCACCATACAAATATGCTATGGAACATGTATCACATGGTATGAGTATTTTAAAAGATGGTGGGAAGCTATGTGCTTTTCTTAAAGTACAGTTTCTTGAAAGTCAAAAACGTAAACCTTTGTTTGATGCATATCCATTAAAGTATATGTATGTGTTCAGAAAACGTACCAATTCTTATCGTAATGATGATAGGAGTTTAGGTGGTAGTGCTGTGTGCTATTGTTGGTACGTATGGGAAAAAGGTTACACAGGCGAACCAACAATTCGATGGATTGATTAGATAATTAAGTATTTGTATATGTGTAACATTCAATTTTGTGTTATACTATATACAAATACTTTTTATTTTAAGAGGAGATTAATAATGGATAAGTATGGTAGAGTTATCTATGATAAGAATTTTCATACTAAGAATTTTATTCTGCATTATAAAAATCTAATAGATGTAGATAAATTTAAAGCAGATAGGGTGTCGTATGGTAAGCGTATAGATACACTATCTAAACAGTTGTCAGAGATTGATATGGGTAAGAATATTTTATTTATTGGTAGTCATGATATTCATCGTGAGTTATTCTTAGCTATGTTAAGTCGATTTGAAACATTACAGTCATATTACTATTGTAGTATGATGCAACTACATGATATCTTTTGGGGTAATAGGGGTAGTGAAAATACTCACTTAATGGATGAGGATAAGATGTATTCACTACAGGATATTACCGAGCGTGTATTGTGTGTATATATCAATCGTGAGATGATTCCTACACGTAATGCTAGTGTAGTTGGTACAGTGATTACTAATAGGTGTATGTTACCTAATAAAGTAAATTGGTTGTACTTTCATGGTTTCACGTCTGATATGTTAGATAGGGATGGTTATAAATCTATCTATGATTTATTTAAGTCAGGTGATAGTTTTACTATCATTGATTTAAATAAAGACATGCCAAACTTATTTAGTAGTGATATAAAGACTACTAAATCAACGACTAAAAAGCGTAAAAGTGTTAAGACAGAAGAGGTTGTAGAGACTTCTAATAATGTTTCTGATTTATATTGATAAGGGAGTGGGTTAATGAGAAACGTAATATATTCATGTCTATCTAAGTCAGACCCTTATTATGTGGATTATCTTAGAATCTTTGAAGAGGAAGCTGATAACTATAAGAAACAGTTCAAGATTGATGGTGTTCTTAGTGATGTGGAGCGTAAATTCATGGACTTTATTATTAAGTCTTATGAAGTAAGTGGTGAGACTCCTAGCTTAGATTTGTTTGTTAAGATGTTTAGTGAATATCCAGTAGAAGATGATTTACGTGTAGCAGAAGAGATTGGTATCAATGACTTTAGGGTGTATATTTTTAATCTGATTGATAAGAGGGTTAATAAATATATTGCTAATCGGTTAGATGAATTAAATGCTAAAGTAAAGAGTGATGGTATTACAGATGATATCGCACAAGAGTTTACTAAGCTAACATCATTATCTAATCGAAATAAAGCTAAGGATATCAATATTGAGATAGATTCTAAGCAAGAGTATGATAATAAGAAGTTACGACCTGTTGGTTTAGTTACAGGTATACCTGAGATTGATGATAAGATTGGTGGTATGAGTCCTGGTACTGTTACTACGATTGCAGGCTTCACGTCCCAATACAAATGCGTATCAGAAAATGAGCGTGTGTATACTAATAGAGGTCTTTTAACAATGAAAGAGATTTATAATATTGGTGTACATAGTGATTTAATGGTACAGTCTGAATTTGGTATGCGTAAACTCGTAGCAGTACATGATGAAGGTATTAAAAATTCATATATTGTTTATATTGGTGGTATACCTATTGAGACATCACCTGTACATAGATTTAGGGTTTTAACTGATAATGGTTTAGAGTGGGTTGATGCACAAAATCTTAAATGTGGTGATAGAATTGTACAATCTTTGAAAGAATCTACACATGATGGTTTACATGATTCAAGTAGATTTTGGAGATTGATGGGACAACTTTATGGTGATGGTGGATGTATCAATGCTAACAGTCTTATTAGTAGTGGCAATACAATATTCCTTTGTGGTGCATTAGAAAACTTAAAGTCTATGGATTCAGAAAGTTTATTTGATGAGTTCTTTAGTAATTATTACTTAACAATATCTGAACCTAGAAAAGTTGGGTATAAAAAGCAGTTTATGTTACGTGCTAGTTTAAACAATGCTTTTAGGTTAGAGTTGTCTAAGTTTGTAGGTAAAAACTCAAAGACAAAGGTATTTCCTGTAGAGTTGTTTTCTAAGGACATTTCTTGTTGGAAGTCTTTTATTCTTGGGTTGTACGAGACTGATGGTTGTTGTGGTACAAATTTAGGGTTTACAATGTCTAATAAGTCTTTCTTGTTAGGTGTTAGTAGATTATTATCTGCAATGGGTATTTCAAGTTGTTTATATGAAGTTAAGAGTAGTGATTCGTATCATCTAGCTATTAGTGGTAATAGGTCTAAAAATAGATTTAATGCTATAATATCTTCTTGTGAAACAAAGGTAAGTGGTGTTAAGTACTTAGATGAAAGTAAAGATAGTTCTAAGGGTTTTCCTACTAGGGATGAGTTTGTTGCACATAGATTAACATATACTAGAGATGATTATAAGTTCTTTGGTAGTTTTACACATAAAGATAGACTAACTAATTTTGATAAGATTAAGAAAGTCTGTGAAAACTATGATGAGTTTAGACATTCTGATTACTTTAATGAGATTCTAGATGCTGAGTTAACATGGAATGTTGTTACAGATATTGAACAGTCTGAGTGTTATATGTACGATTTAACAGTCGATGGTTCTCCTACGTATTGTTTGAATGGGTATGTAACACATAATACAACCATGTCTTTAAATATAGCACATCTTAACGCTTATGAGTTGGGATATAATATTTGTTATTTATCCTTAGAGACTCCTAAAGAAGATATTAATTGGAACTTGTTATCATGTCATAGTTATAGCACTAAATTCCAACGATATAATTTTGTATCGCATGCTAAGATGCGTTGGGGTACAATGACAGCTGATGAGGAAGATTTTATCTTTAATGAAGTAGAACCTGATTTAAAGAATGATTATATCGATGATGAGGGTAATACACGTAAGCGTGGTAAGGTTATTATTTTAGATGAGTCTGATTTCAAGACTTTCTCTTTTGGTGAGATTTCTAGCGTCATAGAGAAAGTAGATGATAAATTAGGTGGTAAGCTTGATTGTGTTATCGTAGACTATATTCAGTTGTGTAAGTTTAGTGGTCAGGGTGTTACGTATGACGCTAACTCACAAATTAATAGCTATGTAACATTCTTTAGACGTTTAGCACAGAATTTCAAGAAAGAGATTAAGGAAGATGGTACTGAGGAAGTACGTCAGTTAACAATGATATTGTTAGCACAGATTAATCGTAGTTCTTGGCAGAAAGCAAGTAGGAATGATGGTAGATATGATATTACATGTTTAGCAGATGCGAATGAGTTGGAACGTGGTAGTGCAAGGGTGTTTACTACATATACATCAGAGGATTTGAAAGCTAGAAAATCTGCACAGGTACAAATACTTAAAAATCGTGCTGGTCAGACAATGTATGACCCAGTAACTGTGTATGCAGATGGTGAAGCATACGTGTTCATGTCAGAAGATGGTATGAATAGTAGTTTTGGTGGTGATGGTCTAGCTAGTGTTGAAAGTGCGTTCGCTAGTATGGATGATTCATTTGATTTCTTATAGGGGGTAGAGATATGAGTTCTTTTACGTATAATGGTAAGACATATAATTTTGCACAGGATGTAGAAGTCCATTCTAATGGTAAGTGTGTAGCTACGTTGACAGATGAGAATAATATAACTTGTGAGTTAACTTTTGTAGATGGTAAATTAGTATCTATTACAGAAATTAATTAGTTATATTGTTTTATATTATAATTGTGCTATAATCTATGTATATAGCTAATTATCTATATATAGTAGTAGTGTTATTAGATAAAGCTAGTAACACTACTATTTTTATAATAATTAAAAGGATATACAATTAATGGGACAATTAGATAAATTAACTAAAAGCTACGAACAGCATATTATTAAATGTAGGGTAGAGGGTGATAGGGCAATTCTTGCCGTATTATCAGATGTACATCAAGGTTTAAATGATAGAAAGTATCTACAGGATACTGTTAAATTCTTATTATCATTAGGTGATAGGTGTAAAGTTATTCTTGGTGGTGATTGCACTAATACAACAACTAAGAACTCTAAAGGTAATGTACTTGAAGAGTGGTGTAGTGGTAGTGAGCAGATTTATACATTAGTAGAAGATATTAGACCTTTATATGAAAGTGGTCAGTTGATTGGCATTGTAGAGGGTAATCACCCTAAACGTGCTTATAATGAAGCATATATTACTATTGAAGAGATGATTGCTAGTTTGTTAGGAGATAAATCTTTGTATAAAGGTTGTATGGGCATTGTTTACTTTAATGTAAATGATAATTTATACGTACATCAAATTTTGCATAAACATAGGTCTACAGAGGGTGCGTATGATTTCTTTAATGCTGATGTGAATTGGTTTGAGCATAAGCATAAACCTATGACTAGAGTAAGGGTTAAGATTGAGCATAATAAGTTTGTTAAAAAACCTGTAGCACGTCAAGTATGGGATATTTATCAATCTAGTTTTCAAGTATTCCCTGATTATGCTAAGAGTGCTGGTTATAAGCCTAGTGTCAGTGGTTATTATTTATGTGAGATGAGTGGTAATAAGCATAATCGAATTGCTACACCTTATTTTGATAGTGATTTTAGAAATTTAATTAAAAATGGTTATGAGTTTTAGGTGATTATTCATGGTAGATGAGTTCTTGAAGTGTTATCAGTCTAATACTTCATTGAGAGAGTACAATATAGTAGCTAAGCTTAGTATTGGTAGAGAGGGTGAGTATGGTGAATATCCATCTGAACCTTATTTAGATTATTTAGGGTTAGATTCAGTTGGGTTTGATAAACAGTTTGAGGATTCGTATATTTATAACAATATTTCTCTTAGAGACTTGGCATATATGGTTATGTATGCATGCTTAGATGATAATTATACGTATGTATTGCCTTGTAGTGGTTTTGATATCAGGGTTAAGTCGTTAAGTTCATATGAGGGGTATGAGATTCATATCACAATACCTTTGAAGGCTTTTATGACAAAGTGTATGGCTAGTTTTGTTTATAGAGATGTGTCAGTTGTTATAGATTCTATTTTTAGTATGTATAGAGATGTAGATATAAAGGAGAAGATAAAGGGTGTTCAAAGAGAAGTCTAAGTTAGATGGTTGGGTGGATACGATTGATAGTTTTATTGAGTTAGAAGATGGACATGCAGTAGCATCTAATGTAATTACTAATGCTAAAGAGTTTATTAAGTCTGTGTACGATTTAGATAAGACAAATCCGTGGTATCGTAGGTGTGGTGTTAGGATTGTATCTTCAACTATTGGGAGTATTCTTATTTCTATTGAAGCTGTAAATGGTACACATTTAGATATTGAATTTTTACCTACAGATATTATTAGTATGTATCATTATGATACATTGAGTGATGAGCATAACGTAGTAGATTTGATGTATCTAGATTCTATTACTGTAGAGGATGCTATCAAAGAGTTTACTATTGTGTTAGAGCATAGTGGAATTTAATTTTAAAGGGAGATTATATTATGGTAGTACATTCTGAAGAGGATATTATTGAGTTGGTTAAGTTCTTTAAGAAAGAATACAATACACTAGATTTAAATAATCAATGTAAAAATGTAGTAGATTTTGTCAAGGGTACTAAGTTAGAAAGACCTATGTCATGTACTGATGTTGATGTGTCTGTACATGAAGATAGCACAATTACAATTAGCTATATAGTTAGAGAGTGGGCAATTAATTTTATATTCTTCTCCGATAATCAAGTTCATGTTCAAGAGTGTGTTAATCATATTACTAAATTTGAGAATGTAAAACGTGCAATTATGTACGCTAATAGGTTTTTGTGTATATAGGTGATGTATGGAATTAGTTTCTTTTGTATTAGTATTGACATTGACTGTGTTAGTATTAGCAGTTGTACAAGATTATTTTGTTGATAAAAATATATGGTATTATACTCTTTCTGTAGCTACAATTCTATTATTTATGATTTTATCTATGGTTGGTATACAGATATTTTTTAGGGGTTAGATTATGATTTTTATTATTGTTTTCATGTTTCTTATTGTGTCATTTTTGTATACATTTTTTACATTTTGTGATACTGAAAAATTTAATAGTAATAGAGAGTGTATAGTTTATATTTTAGTATCTTTTACTATTATAACGCTTTTATCATGTTTAGCATGGTATGTTACAAAATAATAATTGAGTGTATGATTTCAGTTCATACACTCTTTTTTTATTTACAAAACTTTACAGTATGTGGTATTATTTAGGTAGATAGTTTATTTCATATAAGGAGATTAGATTATGAGATATCATTCATTATATCGAAAGCATTTAATTGTAGGGTTTATTGGTGTGCTACATGAGTATGATATGCGTACAAAAGATATTTTATTTGTAGCAACTAGTATTGGTAGTTTGTCTTGGAAAGAGTTCTGTAAGATTGCAAGACATGACTATTATGATAGTGGTTATGGAGCTCCTGAGGTAGCTACAGATTTAAAGATTTTCACTACAGAGGGGTATTTCTATCGTCAAGAGATATGTGATGGTATGGAATGTTGGGAGTATGAAGAGTTTAAATATCACCCAATATCTACAGAGAAGTTAGATACTTCTAAAGTTAAAACTTTTGTTGGTGGTTGTTGGTCTACATTATCAGATATTATTGAGAGAGGTAATAAAGAAGATGTATAGCTATAGTAAACTTAATGCTAATAGATTTAATGAATTACATAAGGATAGTAATGAACTATTAGCCAGAATTGCATCGTCTATTATATTATATGAGATTGATATATGTAATAATATTTTAGACTATGTAAGTGATAATGGTAACTTTCAATATAGTAGAGAGTTTACCTATGTAGGTGGAAAAGGTACTATTGAGATTGGAACTCAACTTTTACCTATTAGACAGAGTGATAAATTTTTATTTACTAGTGGTACATTGGATATTTCATTAGGTGAGCATAGGTTTGTTAAGATTCTAGTTCATAAAGGTCTTAATAGTTGTACTACAAGTGTGTCAAAATGTCATATTAGATATGTGACAGAGGAGAGAAGTATTATTAAGGATATATTATCTCAATACTTTGGTTCTAATAATATTCCAATGGATTCTGATTTATATAAGGCTTATCTAGAATACACTTCTATGATAGAAGAGATGAGTGTTATTTTAGGGTTTTGATATAAGTAATTTATATATAGTAGTTGTACATTCTTTCTAGAAAGTTGTATAATATGAGTGTATTATTCTTATAAGGAAGTGTGAGAATAACGACTGAACAAGTAGAAGTAGTGAGCGTATGTTTATTATCTTAGTTATTTGGAGCATGTTTTCGCCGATAATAATGATGATAGATAACAAAAGCATAACGAAACGAAAGGAGGCCGTTCTAATCTATGTCTAATAAGATTAAGGCTGTATTATCAATTCTAACATTTTGTGGTGTTCTTTTTGGTTTTGTAGGTAGTGCTGATGCACGTATGGTAATGACTACTGCATACACCCCACATGAGCAAGCTGGCTATATGGCTAATGGCTTGTGGATTCAAGAAGGATATGTTGCACTTGATTTTTTACCTTTGGGTACACAAGTGTGGTTAGATGGTGTTCCGTACATCGTTGGTGATAGGATTGGTAGTGGTGACTATAACCATGTTGATATTGTAATGAGTAGTTATGAAGATGCTATTCAACATGGTAGACGTTACATGGATTTACAATACTAGTATTGTAACGACAACTGAATAAGAGTATATACTTTAGATAGTTTAGAGGTATGGTGCGTTGACATCATACCTCTTATTTTTTCCAAAAAATAACTTAACAAAACTTTACAACTTAGTATAGATATGGTATACTATAAGTGTGGTAAGGGTGATAAATTAAAAAGGAGAAAATAAAATGAAAAACTTCAAAATTTATTGTGTGTCAAATGAAGATAATTCCAAATATGAAATTTCATTAAATGAGTTAGTTACTAAAGGTAACTATTCTGATGAAGATGTTTGTAAGTTATTAGATTACATTGAGGCAACTAAGTACAAAACTTTCAGATGGAAGTTAGTACACAAGAATTCCATTCATGCTATGGATGGTGATGGAATTCAGCATTACCTAGTAGATTTAAAATAATGTGTTACAATAAAAGGAGATTTTAAAATGAAAAAGAGCGTATATAACTATCATAATTTCTTAGCTTTAAATATGGCAGAAGTTGAAGATTTTGTAAATATTCATGATAATGGGTGTTGGGATTGCGAACCTGTTAAGGTAGAAGCGGATGTCTATGGTTTAATCAGTGGTAGACATGCAATGCCAGTTGAAGAGTATATTTTCACTGAAATTGAAGATATGTTTAAATTCTTTAACTTAGAGGTTCAAGCATTATCCTCTATTAAAAAGACATCTGATTTGTTGGTGTTATATGTTACAGGTTTAACAGTAGCTACTATTTCTGTAATTAATGTAGCTAAAAAGTTAGGCTATAAAGATGTAGTGTTAAAACATTACAATCGTGATAATGGGTTGTATGAAAGTCAGTGGGTATACTAGGAGGTACTAAATATGGAAGCAGTTAAGACTGTATATGGAATATATCAAAATGGTCAATCAGTAGGTTTCCTATCTCATGATAGTTTTGCTGAGTTCTTCAAAGATGTATGCATGGATTTAGTATGTCCTGTTGAAGATAGGGAATATATCACAGATAAAGTAACTACAGATGTATTATACTTTGAATTTGGTAAGTTTTTCTCAGATGAAGATGGAACTACATTATATAGAATTGTAGGTAAATTTCCTAAAAAAGATATGGAAGCCTTAGGAAAAGAATTTTATTTTAAAGAGTAAAAGTATTAATCTAAAGAGATACTAGTAGTTAGTATCTCTTTTTTCTGTGTGTTATTTAATTATATATAATGTATGAACTATTTGAGATTTTGTGCATTTTTAGTGGTGGTAATATATGGTAATTTTAACAAAGAAAACAAAATATGATTCAATTTTGGAGGGGGTTAGAGAACGATTAAATGAGTCTGTTATGGGTGACTTGCGTAAAGTTGGTAACAGTAAGGTTTTCACTCCTTTAAGGAGGGTACTTGGTGGTAAATTTGATGGAGTAGAGGTTGGTTTTAGAATTCATAAGATTAAAGCTGATACTTTTACATTGGATGTAGAATATTTTGTTGATAAGCATGATTTAGATGCTAGGATTAATGTTGTTGTTAGGTGTGAGTGTTCATATACATCTGATGATGCAACAAATGGTATGGTAACTATTACAGCTAAACAGATTATTGTGCAAGAGTTAGATGCTCCTGTTACAACATTAAATACTTTTAAGCCTTTCAAGATTAAATGCGATATTGATTGTGTTAAAGATTATACATTTGTGTCTACAGAATTTGATAAGGTTGCTACAGATGTTTCAACTGTATTATTTGATAATCTGTTAAAAGATAAGGATTTAGATAAAGGCATTGCTAAGAAAACAGGTAATGCAGTTGGTTTTAGTTCATTTAAAGACTTCATGACATTGACTTCTAGGTAAGGTGTGTTTGTTATGGCTGATGAATATGGTAAAGAGTGGAGATATCAGTTAGAGAGACAGCATAGTGTAAATAACCCTATTATTGTCAATGAAGATATTGAGTTACAGAGAAGAATGTTTTGGGAATCTGCATTACATACAGGGATTACAGTTGATTTTTATAATTGTGTGTATGAGAAACAAGATTTTAATCAAGATTTAAATCTGATGTGGGATGATGCTGTGAGGTTACCTGTTATTTTTGATGATGCACCTAAAGTTAAGGTACTTAAAAATCTTGGGTGGTATACAGAAGATGATGAACGTCCTGAGTTGGTATATTTACCGATGTATAAAGATTGGATGACAAAAGAACTTCTAGACGTTAAAGAAAATTCAATTATACGATTGTATTATTTTGGTGGTATAACTACAGCTGATTTTAGGGTTACTGATAAAAAACTTGATAGTGTGTATGGTGTGTATTGGGTTTGTAAGTTAGCACCTGAGCGTATGAATGATTTTACTATGATAGAATTAAATGGTGAGCATTTCTTAAAACGTAGTGAGGTTAGACCTAGACATACTGAGTATATGAGTAAACAATTAGAGGATGGGTATAGTTCTGATTATGAAAATACATCTGACTATAGGACATATGAGCATGATTCTTATGTTAATCAGATTGTAGATAATGATGATAATAGTGGTTCTGCTGATAGCTTAAATTACTCAGATACAGAAAGTAATAATGTTGGTTATGAAGAATCAGAAGATAATATGTCTACAACTTTTGAAAGTGTAGATGGTAAAAAGTATATAGATAACTTTGATGTTATTGATGATTATAAAATACCTAATAAAGATAATAAGAATAAAGACGTTCGTGGTGGTAGATTTAATATAAGTTGAGGTTTATAGAGTAAGATGAGATATAGTAGTGATTTGATTGTAGAGTCTTTACGTAGTCAGTTTGATGGTACTGATATTAATGAGGCTAAGGTAGTTACATTTGATGGTAAAGTAAATCCTAACTTTGGTCATGCAGTTATTATGGCTGGTGGTGCAGGAAGTGGGAAAGGTTTTGCTTTAAAAAACATAATTATGTTACAAGGCAAGACTTTTGACGTTGATGAGTTGAAACAGTTGTATGTTAAAGGTGCTAAGAGTGGTGTCTTTGATGATGAACGTAATGGTGATTACAACTTTAAAAACCCTGATGATGTTTCTCTATTACATCAAAAAGTAAAAGATTTAAAACTTAAAGATAAACGTGAGGAAGCTTTCTTTAAATCTATTATGGCTGACAAGTTACCTAATATTATTTTTGATATTACAGGTGATGAAGAGTCTAAGATTACTAATATTGCTAAGATGTGCAAGACTATTGGTTACAAAGTATCTTTGGTATGGGTGGTAGCTAATAGGGAAGAGGCTTTCATTAGGAATATGAAACGTGATAGGACTGTTCCTGACGAAGTATTCCATTCAACACATAATAATGTTAAAGCATCTGTATTTGGTTTCTTAGAAGGTCAAGGTGCTAAATTCTGCGATTCTGCATGGATTGTATTTAGTTCTGGTGCAGATGCTAAAGAATTATCTGCTGAAGAAAAGAAAGCATTAGAACAGAATAGGGTAATTGCATTAGAGAAAAAAGGTTCTACATTTGTTGTACCAGATAAAGTATATCGTAAAGTTATGGTTGTTACTGGTAGGAATGAGGTAGACCCTAAAGCACCTAAGAATTATTTAAGTCAAGGTGATTTTAGGAAAGACTTTGATAAAAAAGTAGATGCTGTTCGTGGTGGTTCTATGACAGTAAGGAAACGTAAATTCTAATAGGAGTATCATATGAAGATACTACGTAGTGTTGTTGAGATGGAACATATAGATGGGATTTATATTACTGTTTCACAGCATATGTTTAAGTTAGGTTCTAAGCGTATACAAAAGGAGTTAGGAAGTCTTTATTACAAAGACTTCCTAATCTTTATGGCTGTAACACTAGCTAAAGAGTTTGAACGTGCTATTGATACACAAAGGTATAAAGGGACTAAGTGGGCACCATTGTCTGTGTCATATTTGACATATAAAAAGCGTATGGGTTTTTCTTTAAATACATGGGAAGCAACAGGGTATCTTAAAAATAATATTACAATATTTAAGAAGTTTAATAACTTTATAGCGGTTGGGTTTCAGCAGAAACAAGTATATCCTAATAGTGGTGTACAAGTTAATATTATTGCTAGATATGTTGAGTATGGTACAAATAGGAATACTATAAATGGTAAAAAGACAATGCCACCTCGTCCTTTATTTAGACCTATAGCAAGTTACATTTCAAAACATATATCTAGATATTATAAAATGTATTTAAAAGAGTTAGATAAGATTAAAAATAGTAGAGTTCCTTATTTGTATCTTAGAAATAAGTCTGTTATTAAATCTTCTAAAGGTAGAAGAAAAAAGAATTAACAAAACTTTACACTTTACTGTTTTTATGTTATATTATGTGTGTAAGGTTAGATTAATTTATGAGGTATGTTATGGATAAGCAAAAATCAATTTTAGAGGGACTTAAAAACGTAAGTAGCATCAATGAGGCTAGTTTAGGTAGGTTATATCAACATATTGGTAAAGATTATATTGTGTTTATTACATCTGATAGACAGGTATTGGATAAATCAGAAAATAGTAAGCGTAGGAAAGAATTAGAAAAGTATATTCGTTTGGCTGGTTTTGGTTACAATAAAGTTATTGGTAGCTATAAAGAGGAAGAAACAGGTAAGACTCAGAAAGAAAATTCTTATGTTGTCTATGGTAAGGATGAAAAAGAGATGCTTAAAGTCTTTAAGCGTTTAGGTGCTAAATATGAGCAAGATTCAATCTCATTTATAGATTTAGATGAAAATGCATACCTAATTTACACAGCCGGTGAAAGTAGAGGTTCAAAGGATAAGCTAGGTAAGTTCCGTGTTGGTGTTGTAGGTGACTATTATTCTACAATAGGTAAAAAAGGCTTTAGATTTGAGGTGGATGAATCTTATCATAAAGAGAGTTTCACTACTTTTAATGGAATGTTACACGAGAATTTCATGAAATTTGTTAACAAATATGACGATTTTGATATTAGATGGGAAAACAGATAAAGTATGCATAGTCCTTTATATCAATATGATTTAGCCATGTATGATAGGGTACATAGCTTATATGATGAGGTATTCTTTGCTGATGTAGACGAGCAATTTATTACTAATGCAAGAGAACATCAAGGTAAGGTAGTTATGCCATTTATTGGTATAAGTCGATTACCTGATTTCTCTATTAATTATGAATTCTATAACGATAGTCAGGTGCGTAGGGGTTGGACTAATCAGAAAGCTAGAAATGAAGATGGTGTAGAGTTTAGGGATAAGCGAGTTATGGTACACTCACTTCCTGTAATGTTACAGTATCAAATAGACGTTTACGCTACTAAGCGTGATGTATGTGATGGCATCATTTCTGAGTTATTAATGGAGTTTTCTGAAAGACCATATCTTAGAGTTCAGTTTATGGATATTGGTGACCATGTACAAGAGTTTCAATTAGCACTAGAAGATGGTGTTAGTGATAATACTGATGTGAGTGGTTTTGCTGAGACAAATCGATTTTATAGAAAGTCTATAACAATTAATATTGACCATGCATATATCTATCGTGTAGATAAAGCATTAGAGGTTGATAAAATTATCATAGATATTCATGATTTACCACTAGATGATAGTGATTTAAATAAAATTAAACCTAAGAATGGTAATAATTCTGATGGGTTTGATTTCAATACAGATGGCATTAGTCCTGGTGTTAGAACTAGAGATGAGTTAAATCTAGCTAATGATGAGACATCTGAGGGTAGTCTAAAACTTAAATAAATAGCATGAGAACGTATTCATTAATTTGGATACGTTCTTTTATATATAGGTTTTGAAAACATTAAAAACAATAAATATCTGTGTATACTAAAGAAAAGAGTTATATGTACAAAAGATGGGTAAAGTGAATAACTTATAATATATTATAAATTATCCAATTTTGAGGGGGATATAATGGCTACACTAACAATGTTAAGTCCTGGTGTATACATGAACGAGGTTGACAAAAGTCAATATACTACAGACTCCTCTACTTGTATTATTGGTATGGTAGGTGGTGCTAGGTTCGGTCCAGTTGGTGTTCCTACACTTATCTCTTCACAACAAGAGTTGATTAAAACTTTTGGTGAGCCTGTTGAAGGTGAGTATGGTTTGTATAGTGCCCTAATGGCATTAACACATGCAAGTCAAGTTATCTATACACGTGTTGTACGTGGTGGTACTAAAGCTACTTCAGGTAAAATCGGTACTGATAAAGTTCTTTATCGTTCTGCTGTAATTGGTGAGGCTAGTAATGGTCTTAAAATCATTCAGTCTGCTTTGACTGGTGGTAAGTTCAGTGTGACTATTAAAGATGCACAGGATGTAGAGAAAGAAAAGTTTGAAGATTTAACTTTGACTTCCTCAGAAGAAAACTTCGTAGAAGCTGTAATTAATGCTAAATCAAAATTGATTCGTGTTGAGTTACAATCTACAGGTGATGTAACTGCAAAAGAATTTGTGTTGGGTGATGCTGTAAAAGGTGGAAACACAGGTTCTAATGCACATGCAGGTAAAAAGGGTACAAATAAAGTACTCTTAGAGTCAAAATACTTTGATTCTAAATTAAATGGGTGTTCTGCTATTTTCAGTGCTATTGATGAGTTTACTCAAACATTTAATGTAAGCATTGTTGATGAAAATGGTAATGTTGTTGAGCAATTCAGTACATTATCTATAGACCCTAAATCTCCACGTTTTGTTGAGACTATTATTAATAATGGTTCTATTCGTGTTAATGCTAAAGTAGATACAGATACATCTGTTAACTATACTGAAGATACATTAATCTTTAGTGGTGGTGATGATGGTATCTTAGGCATTACTGCTAGTGATATCATTGGTGATGTTTCTGGTGGTGGTTTACAAAGTTTCTCTAACCCAGAAACAGTTACTATCGATGTATTAACTGCTAGTGGTTGGAGTGATGCTAGTGTTATTAAGGCTGGTTTACATATTGTTGAGAACCGTGCCGATTCTATCTTTATCGTAGACCCACCATTCGGTATGGGTGTACAAGAGATGGTTAATTGGTCAAATGGTAAGGGTTCATACACTAATCAAAATGGTCTTGATACATCTTATGGTGCATTGTATTGGCCGTGGTTACAAATTAGTGATAGTTTCACTAATAAAAACATTTGGCTACCACCTAGTGGTTTCGTAGCTGGTCAGTATGCATATAATGATAAGGTAGGTTTCCCTTGGTTAGCACCTGCTGGTTTGAATCGTGGTAGGATTACTAAAGCTATTAATACAGAGTATTCACCTACACAAGGTGAACGTGATGCTTTGTATGGTCATAGGAATGTTGTAAACTGTATCACAAACTTTATCGGTCAAGGTATTGTTATCTGGGGTAATAAGACTTTGCAACGTCAACCAACTGCATTGGATAGGGTTAATGTTCGTAGGTTAATGAGTTTCTTAGAACGTAGCATTGCTATGAAATCTAGGTACTTTGTATTCGAGCAAAACTATGATGCTACTTGGGAGCGTTGGAAAACTCTTATCGAGCCAGTTTTGATTAATGCTAAAAATAATGGTGGTTTATATGATTATAAAATTGTGTTGGAAGCTACTGCACAAGATTATGAAAACAATCGTATGCCTATCAGTATTTACGTTAAACCAATTAAAGCCGCTGAGTTCATTAGCTTGACTTTCAACATAATGAATTATAGTGCTAGTTTCAACTAATAAGGGGGATATGATATGAGTCAGTTAAATGCCGCCTTTATGTCTATGGACTCAACGTATGAGGTTCAACGTACCAATAACTTTAGGTTTATTGTAGATTTAAGTGAGTTCTCAAATAATACATCTTCTTCTAGTGGTGATATTATTGAGTTGGCTTGTGATAGTACAGGTCTACCTACTGTATCTAATGACCCTATTGAGTTGGATTATGGTAACTCTCAAATCAAGGTAGCTGGTAAAGCAACTACTGATGATATTACAGTTGCTGTAAAAGACTTTATCGAACCTGACGTAGAGAATATTCTATGGCAATGGAGGATGAAAGTTTATAATCCTAAGACTGGTAAAGTTGGTTGGGCGAATAACTATAAACGTACATGTATGATTGTTCAATATGGTCCGAATGGTGAAGTATTGAGGAAATGGCAATGTGACGGTTGTTGGCCGACTAGTTTAGACTTAGGTGAATTAGACTACTCTAGTGGTGATAAGAAACAAATTAGTATGAACTTGTCTGTAGATACTGCGTATCTTGTACGTGATGGTCAAAATACTCATATTTATGGTACAGACTAATTTAGTTAGTTTTATAGGACGTAGTGTATGCTACGTCCTATTTTTGTGTTATAATGTTTGTGTGTGGTTTCATACTTATCTTTATGTGTTCTCATATTAAGGAGTTTATGAGGTTAAGGTGGGTTCATTGGTTATTGACATAATTAATTACATGTACTATAATTAATTATGTTGATTAACAGCCATGGTCAATTAAAAAAGCTGACATCAGGATATGGTGTTAGCTTTTTTAATTTATATACAAAATTGGGGTTGGTTTTTTGTTTGGGGGTTTACTTATTGTTTTTCGTGTGGTATATTATATGTAGTAGGTGAGAGTGGTTACTCATCTACTATATGTGGGTGATTGCGTTACATCTACATATACCTCCCTTTTTACTGTTACGTTTGTTTATTTCCTTTCGTAGCGTAACAGTAAATTTACATATTGTCGTTCTTATTGGATAAAGATTAGATTAGGTTTTTCATGATAAGTATGCTTTGTTGCATATATTTTTCTCCGTTAGAGTGTTACATTGATTACTTCGGCTCTTATCAATGTAACACTCTTTTTCTTTTTGTATAGCAGTTTAATAAAAATTTAATTGTTTATATTAAGTTGTAGTGTTTTTGATGATAGAGTTTTATATATAAGTTTCATGTGGTTGTGGTATTATTCTTGTTGTTTATATCTTAACTTCATCTTATATACATAATCAGAGGGGTTTAGAGTAGATATAATAGCATCACAATCTACTTTTACATTAGATGGTTATATGTAAATTTCACAGTACTTTTCGATAGAAATACTAAAGCTAGTTGCAGATAATCATGTTTTCATGTAGTAGAGGTGGTGTTTTATGAATTTAATTGAGATGTTATCTGTGTTGGGTATGAACATAAGTATAGGTGATGTTTCAATAGCAACATTACTTTTACTGACAATCATACAAATATCTCCTATTGAGTTCAATCCTTTATCTATTATATTGTCTATTATAGGTAGAGAGTTGAATAAAGAAGTAATTGATAGGGTTGAGAAATTGGAAAAGTTAGGGGAGTCTAACAGTAGGGGAATAGACAAGCTATCTTATGAGGTTTCTGAGACTAGGGCAATTAACGCAAGGTCTAGGTTATTGGAATTTAATGATGATTTACTACATAACGTAGCTAAGTCTAAGGAAAGTTTTGACCATATAATGGCAGACATTACGTATTATGAGCATTTCTGTAGAAAGCATGCAGATTTTCATAATCATGTTTCAGATATGGCTATTAAAAATATAGAGGACATATATCGTAAGCGATTGTCAAGGAATGATTTCTTAAAATAGATTAATGGTTATATTGAATATAGTAGAGATAGTAATACTTTTTACTATCTCTATTTTCATGTTAATTGTCAAATGGTCTTATAGTATATATAAGGTTAGGTAGTTTCATTACTTTTAGATAGTTTTTTATTATACAAAAGACGAGGTTTTTAAAGTGGAAGAAAATAAATTTAATTTAGGTGCAGATGTTTTTGGTGATACTACATCTGACGTTACATCTACAGTTGTAGAGAAAGATATTACTTCATATTCTGCTGATAGTGTTTCTACAAAAGAAGAGGTTAAAGTGGGAGATATAAATAAAGAGGATTTGATTGCTAAAGAATTAGATAGGGAGAGTACAGAGGCTGGCTCTAAGAAAACTAAGTTAGCATATGAGTCTACTGTGTTGTTGCCATCTAAGGGTATTTTATATAAAGAGGATAATATTCCTGCTAATATTACATTACGTGGTATGACTACTAAAGATGAGAAAATCATGTATGCTAGTCAAGGTGCAGATGTATTTAAGAAGATTTTAAGGAACTGTATTGTTTCTCCTGAGAACATTGATATTAATCGTTTGATTAGTGCTGATGAGATGTTCTTGATTCTTCAATTACGTATGGTTACTTTTGGTGATAAATATAAAGTACGTTCTACTTGTCCTCATTGTGGTTCTGTAGATGAGCATGAGATTAGCTTATCTGATTTTGATATTATGTATTTAGATGATAATTTCACAGAACCAATTAATGTTGAGTTGCCTGCTAGTGGTGATACTTTGTCATTACGTTTACTTAGAAATTCAGATACAGAATATGTAGAGAAATATGCACGTAGGTTCGCTAAACAGTTTAATCAAAACTATAAAGAGGTGATGTATATTTGTAGAATGGCAAAATACATTACAGCTATTAATGGTAAACCGGTTGATTTTGTAGATGCACGTAGTTATGTAGAGAATATGGTGTCTTTGGATAGTGCTAAAATGCAGACAGTTATTAATAGTATTATTGTTGGTGTAGATACAATCGTAGACCATGAATGTACTTCTTGTGGTGAGTTGTATGATTTTGCTATGCCTATTACTAGTGAGTTCTTTCGTCCCACAATTAAGTGAGTTTAATTCAGACGAATATAATAAAAAGGCTAGAGATATAAGATTTACTGCTTTTCGTTCTTTGATGAAAGAGGAGTTTCAACTAGCATATTTTGGTAAGATATCATATGAATCTGTTGAAAATATGAGTTCTTTAGAGAGAAGGACAATGTATCAGATTCTAGTTGAACAGAAAAAAGAAGAGAAAAAAGCACAAGATGAGGCTATCAAATCCGCCAAAGAGAAAAAAGCTTCTAGGGGTAGGAGAAGATAGCCTCTTCTCTTTATATTTTAGTAAAAGGTTGTATATATGGGTGAGTTACAGGATAGAAAACAACTGAATAAGCGTATACAACAGATAGAAGAAAAAGAAGCTAAACGTGTTGAGAAGAACATAGCTAAACGTGAAAAGCGTTTTGCTAAGATGTTAGATTCTCAGATGACGATGTTAGAGTCATTCTATAGTACTTCAAGTAAAACAGCCAAAGGTATGCTTAAAGATAGCATGGATGGTCAACAAGCTATTTTAGAGGATAGTTTGGCAGACATGAAGCGTGAGTTTAATCTTTATGCTAAGTATATGGATAATACAACACGTAAGTATTATAAGGGTATGATTTCAGTTGCAGATGAAAGTCTGACAACTATGAAAGAGACTGTTGCTAAGCGTTTTGGTGAGATATCAGATGAATTTGATGAAGAGATGGTTGGTATGACAGCATCTTTCACAGATAGGATTAAGCGTTTCTCTAAGGGTATTAGGGACGCCGCTGTGGCATTGGAATTAACTGATATGGCTGATAGTGTTAAAAGCAGTTTAACTGATATTACTGATTCATTTATTGATAATTTCCGTGAGAGAAGTGCTAAGTTAAATGGTAATATCACTAAAGGTGATTATCAAAAGATGATTGGTAGTGTAGTAGATTCTTCATATTCTATGGGTAGGAATGAGGCATCTGAGTTAGTTAATGGTGTCATGGATGAGTTGGGAATGAAAACTGCTAAACAGTTAGACCCTTATCTTAAAGAGGTTGCAAGTTTACATACTGCAATAGACGCCAATATTAGTGATTTATCAAGCATTATTAAAATGGATATTAGTAGTGGTGGTAAAGGTGAGTTACTCAAAGAGATGTCAAATATAGCTACTGGGTTAGGTTCTGATAAAGATTTAACTGTAGATAGTAATGCTATGTTATCGTCAATGAATGAACATATCGAGGATTTATATGGTCTTTCTAAGAAAGATTCCGTTAAGTTTAAGGGTATGACAAAATCACTTGCAATTATGGAAGGTATTCAACAACAGCAATATAATAAAGGTGTTGAGGAAGCTGGAGGTAAGATTGTAGAGTGGTCTAAGATGTCTGTTCCTGAGTTGCTTAAAGATGATGATTTCATGAACTTTATGGCTAGGTCAGGGATGAGTGCTGAAGAATTTAGAGGTGCTATTGATAGTGGTCAGTCAGATGTGGTAATGAAACAAATGCAAGATTTGTTTATAGCTAATAAGGATGACCAATATGCTTTAAATCAGTTAAGGGAGTCTATGGGGTTCAGTTCTGATGCTGTAGCACAGATGTTCGCTGATGCTGATTCATTAACAGGTGATTTGAAAAAGGTTACAGATAATATCAATAAGAATTCTGATATAAGTGGTTCTAATGCTGAGAGTATGGCTGGGTATGCTAATGGGCCGATAGAAAAATTGAGTAATTGGTTATCTGATTCTTTCCCTGTTAGGATGGTTTCTGATTTCTTTGGTGAGTTAGATATTAAAGCCGCCAATATGGCAAACTACGCCATCATCGCATATACTATTTCTGATAGATGGGGTGATGTAAAGGATATGCTTAAAATGGTAGCTACGCCGTTTAAGAGTTTTGGTAAGTTCTTGTCTGGTGGTGGTTTCAAGACATTATTCAGTTCTAAGGGTGCTTTAAGTCAAGGTATTGAGAATGGATTAAGGACTTTATTTACAGGTAAGGGTTCTTTTGTAACGACTCTAGTAGATAAGTTCAAGAGTGTATTCTCATGGATTGGTAAAGTATTCTATGCTAATGCTCCTGATAAAATGATAAAGGCATTTTCTAAGGTAGGTTCTAAGTTAGGTGGAGTATTCTCTAGTTTCTTTGGAAAGATATTTGATAAGATTGGTAGCACAGGGATTGGAAAGTTAGCATCTAAGTTATTCAGTGGTGGCATTTTCAAGGTACTAGGTAGAGTCATACCTATTGTTGGTGGTTTCTTTGATGTGATACTAGATTTCTTTAGTGGTCTAGGTAAAGCAGATGAGTGGTTTGGTAAAGACCGTAACTTATTACAAACTATCATGAGTGGTCTTATTGGTGCTATATTCGGTACTGGTAGTGGTATAAAGTGTGAAAACTTTATGGACGATTTATTTACTGTAATGGGTGGTGCATTAAAAGGTGGTGCCGCTGGTTTTGTAGTTGGTGGGCCATTAGGTGCTTTAGTTGGTGCTATTTTAGGTGCTATAGCTAATGCTATTGGTGGTGATAGGATAGCTAGTGCATTTAACTCTTTAACAGAATATATTTCTACTATACCTGATAAGATTATTGGTGTATTCACATCGGCATTTGACGCCGTACATGATTTGATTGCAGATTCATGGATAGGCAGTTTGTTAGGTATGACTAAAAATAATCCTGATGCAAGTACAGGTGATAACACTAACACATTGATGAAGACTATGGCTTTATCCACTCCTTTTGGAATGGTTTCTAGTCTTATAGGTTCTTTTGGTTCTCATGCTGATGGTTTATCAGAAGTTCCATATGATAATTACCCTGCTTTCTTGCATAAAGGTGAGGCAGTCTTGACTTCTCAACAGGCTGGTGCTGTTAGGTCTGATGGTGGTATACCTATTACAGGTGGTAACAGTTTAATCGAAGCTTTAGGTATTGATGGTGAGGTTGGACAAGGTAGGTCTGTTCTAGAAAGAGTATTTAGAGGTGTGTTCGGTATTACAGGTCAAGATACTTATGGTGAGGGTGGCTTATTTGGTAATATATTTAAGCATCTGCTCAACTTAGGTAGTGGTGGCATCTTAGGTAATCTGATGGGCGATAGTGGTTCTATCTTTGATAAGCTAAAAGAATTCTTAAAAGGTGGGGGTTCTTCATCTAGTGGTGGTTCTTCTGGTGGAAAGCCAGCTAACATGTCTACAGGCAATGGTGATGGCAAAAAGATTTGGGATTTCTTAGCTAAGGCTGGTTATTCTGCTGAGGGTATTGCTGGTATTCTAGGAAACTTGCATGAAGAGAGTGGCTTTAGAAGTGGTGCTATTGAAAATGATGGTGGTACTACTAATGAAGACTTAGTAAAACAGATTACAGCTAGTAAGGATGCTTTTCTTGCCGATTCACGTGGTTTTGGTTTAGCACAGTGGACTGATAGTGGACGTAAGAGTGCATTATGGGACTATGCACAGTCTAAGGGTACTAGTGTTGCTGACTTCCAGACTCAGTTAGAATTCTTGTTAAAAGAGTTACAAGAAAGTTATTCTGATACATCAAATGCATTAAAGGGAAATATTACTGTTGACCAAGCATCTGATGTATTTGGTACAAACTATGAGGGTTTTGGTGCTAATTCTGCCGCTAGTCGATTAGAAAAATCTAAAAAATTCTATGAAGAAAACACTAAAGGGACACCTCAGTATGCACAAGGTACACCGTGGGTGCCAGATACACAAGTAGCGTTAATTCATGAGGGTGAGATGGTAGTACCAGCTGATAAGAATCCTTTAAGTTCAGATAGCACTTCTAATGCTGTTGGATTACCTACAGATAATGGTGGTTCTGATGATATTGTTGATGCTATTAAATGGCAAGTATCTAGGTTAGAAAGCAAGTTAGATGCATTAATTAATGTAGTAGCTAGTAGTAATTCTAATTATAGAGGTAATGGTTTTGGTTCTGATTCCTCAGTTAATAATTTATTGAAAGTATAGGTGGTGATTGTAGTATATGGCTAATGATTTCAGTTCTGATAATTATTCAATGTCAGTAGGTAAGAGTGGTGTTACCACTATGCAGTGGAATCCTACTACAATTATTCCTTGCTATATTGTTAATTTAGTTACAGGCACTAAGATTAATTTTGCTACATTACCTACTGATGTGTCTGAGGATTATGGTGCTAGTTTTGGTCAACAACAGCCTATGGGTAGGTCATCTCCTTATTTTAACTATGAGGGTAGTGAAGCAAGAACTGTTTCTTATAGCGTTACACTTCATAAGGATATTGTACCTGATATGGAGAATGTTGTATTAGAGTGTAAGAAATTAGTATATCCAAAGTATACAGGTAGTTTAGTTACACCACCTTATTGTTATGTTAGATTTGGTGCTATGATTAATATCACAGCTATCGTTAACTCAGTGAGTATTGAATGGGGTGGTGCCGCTGGTACTATTCTAGGTGATACACTTGATAGTGAATCATTGGGTGGTAATAGTTCTCCTACATATTCTGATGTTCAAATAAGTTTTAGTTTTACAGAGATTAGGGCAAGGTCATTAATGCAAGCTGATAATGTATTTGATGAGGGGCCTGTTAGGTAGGTGTGCTAATGAATAAGCCGTCATTGATAAAAACTGAGATAACACAATCTTTTACAAGTAGACAGGATAAGATATCTAGGTATTCTAACCTAAAGAGGTTAGTAAATCTAGATGGAAATACATACATTGAGACTCCTAATAAGATAGAAATTAAGGAGAGTAATAGGGACATATATTATTCAGTAGAAAAGGGTTACGAGAATAGGTTAGATTTGATATCTAATAAATTCTATGGTACACCTTTAATGTATTGGGCAATCGCAGTTATGAATCGGATTGATAACCCATTAGACATACCAGCTGGTGTTGTTCTTAGAATACCAGCTATTGAATCAATATATGACACAGGTGCTATTCAGATATGAGTGAGTTTAAAGAGAGTCAAATAACAAGGGATTTGAGTGGTCATCAACCTCTTTATGCTTTCATTGACTTGACTATAGATGGGCATAATATTTCATACTTTGGTAATAAAGACTATAATGAATCTGTAATGAGTTTAAATGTAGAACGTAAAGGTAAGTCTAATCAAGACTTATCTGGTTCTACTTTTGATATTGAGTTGTATGATGATACAGCTTTACGTATCGAGGAGTTGTTAGCTAATGCTATTCCTGTAGGTAAGAATTGGAAAACAGCTAAACAACTAAAAGATACAGGTAATGATGTTACTAAAGGTAATATAGCGTGGAAACAGTCTGAGGAAAAGAAAAAAGACGAAGAGGCTGATAAGTCAAATACATATACAAAAGAAGATGAGAAAAAAG